GATTTGTCTTATCTTAATTTAGACTGGCAACCAGTACCTATATTATCTAAATTTGTTGATATAGTTGTAAATGGTATTTCAGCTAAAAGCTATGATATCAAGGCGTACGCTCAAGATCCTGAGTCTGTAAAAGCTAGAACAGAATACGCTTCTAAAATACAAGAAGATATGTTAGCTAGAGAATATCTTGATTCTTTAAAAGATAGTTTGGGTATAAGTTTATATCAAAGTATAGACCCTACTAATTTACCTGAGTCACCAGAAGAATTAGAATTACACATGCAGCTTAGTTATAAGCAATCAATTGAAATAGCAGAAGAAGAAGCTATATCATCTGTATTAGCACAAAACAAATATGATTTAGTTAGACGTAGATTAAACATGGACTTAACGGTTTGTGGTATTGCTGCTGCTAAAACAAATTTCAATACTGCTGAAGGCATAACAGTTGACTATGTAGATCCTGCTTATTTGGTTTACTCTTACACAGAAGATCCAAACTTTGAAGATATATATTACGTTGGTGAAGTAAAGTCTATAACAATACCTGAGCTTAAAAAAGAGTTTCCAGACATTAGTCAAAAAGAGTTAGAACGTATACAAAAAACCCCAGGTAATAGATCGTATGTTACTGGTTGGGGTGGTTATGATGAAAATACTGTTCAAGTAATGTATTTTGATTACAAAACGTATTCTAACCAAGTGTTTAAAATAAAACAAACTGACCAAGGTTTACAAAAAGCTTTAGAAAAAGACGATACATTTGATTCACCAGAAAATGATAGCTTTGAAAGAGTATCAAGATCTATTGAAGTATTATATAGTGGCGCTAAAGTTTTAGGTACTGATACAATGCTTAAATGGGAACTTGCAGAGAATATGTCAAGACCTTTGGCTGATACTACAAAAGTAGAAATGAATTACTCTATATGCGCGCCTAGAATATATAAAGGACGTATAGAATCACTTGTAAGCAAGTGTATAGGTTTTGCTGATATGATTCAGTTAACACATTTAAAGTTACAACAGGTGATGTCTAAAATGGTACCAGATGGTGTTTACTTAGATATGGATGGTTTAGCAGAGGTTGATTTAGGTAATGGTACAAATTATAATCCAGCAGAAGCTCTTAACATGTATTTCCAAACTGGTAGTATTGTTGGTAGATCACTTACTCAAGACGGTGACTTTAATCAAGGTAAAGTACCTATTCAAGAATTAAGTTCTAGTTCTGGTCAAGGTAAAATACAAAGTTTAATACAAACTTACCAATATTACTTACAAATGATACGTGACGTAACCGGGCTAAATGAAGCTCGTGACGGTAGTACACCAGACAAACAAACATTAGTAGGATTACAAAAAATTGCTGCAAACGCTTCAAATACTGCCACTAGGCATATAAAGCAAGCTAGCTTATATGTAACTTTAAGAATAGCAGAAAATATAGCTTTAAAAATAGCTGATGCTTTAGAGTTTCCGCTTACAGCTGAATCTTTAGTGAACAATATATCTAATTATAATGTCAATACATTAACAGAAATAAGTAATTTAAATTTACATGATTTTGGTATATTTTTAGAATTAGAACCAGATGAAGAAGAGCAACAACAATTAGAGCAAAATATACAAGTTGCTTTACAGCAAGGTGGTATTGACTTAGAAGACGCTATAGATTTAAGACAAATTAAAAATCTTAAACTAGCTAATCAAATGCTTAAAATTAAGCGTAAGAAAAAAGGCAGAGAAGAGCAACAAAATGCTATGCAACAGTCGCAGGCTCAAGCAAACGCTCAAGCTGATGCTGCTGAAAAAATTGCAATGTCTGAGGTTCAAAAACAAGAAGCTATATCAGGTTCTAAAGTTCAATTTGAACAAGCTAACAATCAAATGGAGATACAACGTATGCAAATTGCTGCTCAAATAAAGCAACAACAAATGCAGTTACAACACAAATTTGATATGCAGTTAAAGCAAATGGATATGAAGGCTACTAGTGAAAAAGAAGCTGAAATAGAAGACCGTAAAGATAAACGTATCAAATTAGAAGGTACGCAACAAAGTCAAATGATAGATCAAAGACAAAATGATTTATTACCAATAAATTTTGAAGAACAAGACGGGGCAGCAATGATGCCTAATGTCTAATTATTAATTATTTAATTATATTATATTATGTCAGAAGTAAAAACAAATGAACCTGTTAAACAGGAAGGTGACTTTAAAATAAAGTCTAAGCCTAAAAAACCTAAACAATTAGGTGTTAAAGAACAAGAAATTAAAAAGGTTAACCTTAAAGAACCATTAGTAGAAATACCAAATGATGTTATTAAAGTTACAATACCTAACGAACCAGTTAAAAAAGAAACAGATGCCATTCAAATCGGAGAAACAAAGGAAGTACCTGTGGAAGAACCATCCGGAGATAGCGCAGAGGTGGGAGAACCTGTACAAGAGTCCAACGAGATTACTGAAGGGTTTTCTCCAATCAAAGAAGTAACTGAAGAAGAAGTAAAAAAAGTAACAAAAGAAGTTAAAGAAGCTATAAGAGATGAAAAGGTACTAGGCAAAGCTTTACCTGAAAACATTGAAAAGCTAGTTACTTTCATGGAAGAAACCGGTGGGACTATAGAAGATTATACAAGACTCAACGCTGACTATTCTAGTGTTGATGAAAATACTTTACTAAAAGAATATTACAAAAAATCTAAACCTCACTTAAATACTGAAGAAATAGATTTTATAATGGAAGAAAGTTTCCATTTTGATACAGATCTTGACGAAGAGCGTGACGTCAAAAAGAAAAAACTCGCTAAAAAAGAAGAGGTTGCAAAAGCAAAAAACTTTTTAGAGGAAACGAAAAAGAAATATTACGACGAAATCAAGTTGAGACCCGGCGTAACTCAGGACCAACAAAAAGCTATGGACTTTTTTAACCGCTACAATGAACAGCAAAAACAAGCTGAGCAACAACATGATGTATTTCAAAAAAATACTAAAGAACTTTTTAATCAAGATTTCGAAGGTTTCGATATCAAAGTTGGTGAAAAAAGATTTAAGTATAATATAAAAGATGTAGATAAAGTTGCTGAAAACCAATCAAATATTAACAACCTGGTCAAGAAGTTCTTAGACAAAGATGGTAATGTTAATGACGCGGCTGGTTATCATAAAGCTATATACGCTGCTGATAATGTCGATAGAATCGCTACTCATTTTTATGAGCAAGGAAAAGCTGACGCAGTTAAAGACGTTGTGAATAAGTCTAAAAACTTATCACCTATAAAAGCTAGATCACAACAAGGTGATGTTTTTATAAACGGATTAAAAGTTAAAGCAATTTCTGGTGCTGATTCTTCAAAACTGAAAATTAAAACAAGAAAATTTAACAATTAAAAAACTAAAATTATGAGTTTAACTCCTCAATTTGGTGCTATTGTTCCAAGTCCAACTCAAACTCCATCTCCTTCTGCTTATTTAGCATTTAACGGTGGAGCAAATGACTTTGCACAACAATATTTACCAGAAATTTACGAACAAGAAGTAGAGCGTTATGGAAACAGAACGTTATCTGGCTTTTTAAGAATGGTTGGCGCTGAAATGCCAATGACATCTGATCAAGTAATTTGGTCTGAACAAAATAGATTACATATATCCTATGAAAACTGTGGTGTAGCCGCAGCTGCTGGTGCTAACAATCAATCAGTTGTTACAATTCCAGTTGCCGCAGGTAGCATTGAAAACGTTATATCTCAAAATGATACTGTAGTTCTTTTAGATCCTGCAACAGGAGCTGAAGCTAAAGGTATTGTTTGTGCTGCTCCAGCTGCTGGAAACGTAACAGTACAACCTTTTGGCGCTACAACTTTTGCTGCACAAGGAATCACGGTTTCTGGTGGTGGCGCGACTGGTGCTGTGAAAATGTTTGTTTACGGTTCTGCTTATGGAAAAGGAACAACTATTGGTACAGGTGTTGGTAATTCAGCTTCTAGAGTAAGTGTTGATCCTTCATTTACGCAGTTTTCTAACTCGCCAGTGATCATAAGAGATCAGTACGTTGTTACTGGATCTGATATGGCACAAATCGGTTGGGTTGAAGTTGCTACTGAAGATGGTGCTTCTGGATACCTTTGGTATTTAAAAGCTGAGTCTGAAACTAGATTAAGATTCGAAGATTACTTAGAAATGGCAATGGTAGAAGGTGAATTAAACGCTAATCCAGTTGCTGGAGCAGATGTTTATAGAACTGCTCTTTTACCAGGCACGCAAGGTTTATTTGCTGCTATTAGAGACAGAGGTAATGTAGAAGTAGGATTTACTGCTGCTGCTGGACTTGATGAATTTGATGCAATACTTAAAAACCTAGATACTCAAGGAGCTATTGAAGAAAACATGTTATTCTTACAGAGACAAACATCTCTTGATTTTGACGATATGTTAGCTTCTATCTCTGGTGGTTTCGCTGGTGGTACTGCTTTCGGTTTATTCGAAAATTCAGAAGAAATGGCACTTAACTTAGGTTTCTCTGGTTTCAGAAGAGGTTCTTATGACTTCTACAAAACTGACTGGAAATACTTAAACGATGCTTCTACAAGAGGTGCTATCGCTGGTATTAATTCAATCGAAGGTGTATTAGTTCCTGCTGGAACATCTACAGTTTATGATCAAATCTTAGGTACTAACATTAGAAGACCTTTCTTACACGTAAGATATAGAGCTTCTCAAGGTGACGACAGAAGAATGAAATCATGGTTAACTGGTGGTGCTGGTGGAGCAATGACTTCAACGCTTGATGCAATGCAAGTTAACTTCCTATCTGAAAGATGTTTAGTAACGCAAGCTGCTAACAACTTCGTTTTATTCCAAGGAATCTAATTGATTCAACAAATGTAATTCTTACCCTCGTTGTATTGACGGGGGTAATTATTACTTTTATAAACTATTTAATTATATTATATTATGGCTAAACAAGCTAAAGCAGAAACTATTGAGGTTGCACCTCAACCGGTAGCTACAAAAGTAGCGCCACCAGCTAAACCTAGTTGGGAAATAAAAGATAGAATTTACTATTTAAAAGGAAGTAAATCTCCTCTAACTTTAACAATACCAGGCAAGCATACAAGAAAACATGCTCTATTGTATTTTGATGAAAAATCAGGTAAACAAAGAGAAATAAAATATGCTACTAATCAAGACTCACCATTAGTTGATGAACAAAAAGGTGAATGTACTATGGGTCATATTGTTTTTAAAGATGGATTTTTAAAAGTTCCTAAAAATATGCAGAACTTGCAAAAACTACTTTCATTATATCA